GTTATCGTCCATTCAGCCCCGTCCCAATCACCTTTATAGATTGACAGACCGATACTCGTGTTTATGTCTTTTGTTTTCATGTTGCGAATGTACATACAATATTTTTAACCCGCAAACTTTTTTACAAAAAAATTTTTTTTACAGTAAAATTTGCAAGTTAAATTTATCACACTTATATTTGCATCATCAAAAAACAAAGCAATGGACTTATACAAAGCACAAACACTCGCAAACGAACTCATGCAAAAGCATGGTATCAAACAACAAGGTTGGCGTTTCACCTTTGACAACGCAAGACGCAGATTTGGTTGTTGCAAGTACCGAGCAAAGGTAATTACATTATCAAAGTATTTAACACATTTGAACGATGAAAAAGAAGTTAGAAATACAATCCTACACGAGATTGCACACGCCCTCACACCAGGTCATCACCACGATAGAGTATGGAAAGCCAAAGCACAAGAAATTGGTTGCTCAGGCGATAGATGTTATAGTGGTAAGAGTGTTACAACGCCCGAATCACGCTATATTGCAGTTTGTTCGGGTTGTGGTCATACTCATAAGAAACATAGAGCAACACGCAATACATCTTCTTGCGGTTTTTGTTCGGGTGGTCGCTATAACCCTACATACAAATTGGAGTTCAAATTAAACCCAAAGTTTTTGGGTTAAAATTTGCACATTAAATTTATTGCACTTATATTTGTATCATAATCAAAAACATATAATACCTATGAAAAAAAATGAAGTTATTAAGTTAGTGAACGAGTCCGCAGGTTCATTGTTCACAAAGGAAGATGTCATCAATCTTATTAACAAGGTTGAGGGTGAAAGTTCGGTAGACCTTAACGAGTTACGCGAAAGAGTTATCGCGATCGTTGAGGAAGCGGATCCAAGTGATATTGAAATCAGTGGATACCGCACTACATTCCGAATTACCAACGGAAACGAGATTGAGATTGATGATGCCGATTTTGATGCATCACATTATGTGAATGCAATCACACACGACATCGGAGAGTTGTTCAGCAACATTGAAACAAAAGAAGAAGAAGTGGTTGAGTAATAAAACATTGAAAAGAAAGGGGAAGAAATTCCCCTTTTTTTTATCTTAAAATTTGCACATTAAATTTATTGTACTTATCTTTGCATCAACAAAAACAAAACAAGATATGATAAAAAATCTTTTCACCAAGGAGTCGCTTTCGGTTAGCGTGAACCGATTGAATGAAAACAAAATCCGTTTATGTATCAGTTCGGACTATTCGGGTTCATCACGCAAGTCGCAGTTGTATGTGAACGAGAAACGAATTGCTGAGGAAGTTGAAAACTTTTGGAAGTCAATCAAGACCAAAAAGTTGTTGTCAATGTCAGTATCATTCAGCGAAATTGATTGGTACGATGATATGACCGACATTTACGAAACACCGATTGTTCGTATTGAGAGAGGTTTGAAGAAAGCAAAGGTATCACACCAAGAACACGGCTCAATACCAAAAGATTGGAGTGCTGATTTGTATTGCACATTCGCTGATACAACAACCAACACACCGATACTTGAAGTGGTTAAGAGTGCTTTGGGTTCATTCTTTGATAGCGAGGCGGAAAAGAAGTTCATTAAAGACCTTAAACCTTTCTTGCAGAAGAAGAAAACAAATGCGGGTTGGGAAGTTGAATACGCTTATTAATCCGTAACGATTGAATACAAAGGGGATAAGAAATTATCCCTTTTTTTTGTAAAAAAATTTGCACATTAAATTTATTACACTTATCTTTGTACTATGAAACAAACAATGAGAGAAAAACTAATAGACGCCATTGTGGATATGGCGGGGGATGAAATCGAAACACCGCAAGATATGGTTAAGTATGCGAAGATGTCCGATGAACAATTGGTTGATGAGGTTATCAACATTGCGGAGTATTATCGCAGAGAGAGTAACGAAAGCACCGATTTTGAAATACCCGAAAGGTTAATTGCTTGTAAAACTATTTTGTTTGAAATGAACAATGATTTGAAAGATTACAAAAACCAAAAGGGTATCGGAACGATGAGTGATGTTGAGTGGGGTGATTTGTTTATTGAAAGGATTACCGCTTCATTGATGTCTTACGAAAATTTGTGGAAGTAATATGGCAAAAGCATTTAAACCTTCGGTGAGTTATAGAAACCAACAAGGAAAAGATGTTTCTTTGAGGGTGAATACATACGCAGAAGTTAAGAAGCGTATGAATGCATTTATGAACGATAGTTTTGATGAATACATTTGCGTTTACCGACACAGGAGAGGTGAATGGGGCGAATGGTTTGAACACTGGATTAAACAGGGTAAAAAAAATGTAATAATAAAACAAGGGTGGCAATGATGAACATTTGGATAGACAATAACACAGGGATTACCTATAAAGGTGATGAAGCAATGGTAGAGTTTTTGCGTTCCCAAGGTGATGAGAACTATAATAGTGTTAGTGATGAGTATCTTATAAATGAAGCACACTCACAAGGTTGGATAAAATTATTGAATTAAAATTTGCACATTAAAAAAATTACACTTACCTTTGTATTCATAAATCAAAACAGATATGGGACAGTATTACAAACCTTGTATTCTCGCTGAAAAGACGGGCGATGATGAAAAAGAAACGGTCTTAGGGTGGATGTATTCACACAAGTACAACAACGGGCTCAAACTTATGGAGCACTCGTGGATGCGTAACGATTTTGTGAACACTTTTGAAAAGTTGTTATCACCGAGAGGAAAGTTTAACAAAGCCCGTGTAGTTTGGGCTGGTGATTATGCAGACGGGGAAAAAGGTTTAACTCACCAAGACGAAGAGGGGAAAGTTAGAGAGGTTAATCTTTACGACCTTTGCGATGATGATAACGAGCTCGCACCTACCCGTGTTAATCGTTCAAGGTATCAGTACATTATCAACCATACCAAAAAGCAGTATGTTGATAAAACAAAAGTACCCGTTAGCGATTATTGGGAAGATAAGAACGGGAAAAAGTGGCCGTTCACAATTCACCCTTTACCTTTGCTAACTTGCGAGGGCAACGGGCGAGGCGGTGGAGATTTTAGAGGGGATGAAAGAGGGCAGGTTGGAGTTTGGGCTCGTCATTCAATTTCGGTTGGAAATAGAATACCGAAAGGATATACAGAGTTCATTTTTGACCTTACAGAATAATATATTGTTGCGTTTTTTGATTACAACAATAGGGGGCGGTGGAAACATTGCCCCTTTCTTTTTATGGATCCACCAGGTTTGAAAAGTTTTTTAAATTTTTTTGTGATAAAATTTGCGAGTTAAAAAAATTACACTCATATTTGCACCAATCAAAAACAAAAAATAATTCTTTATGAAAAAAACAGAGAAAATCGGGCGTAAAAATTCAAGGAATTTTGCGTTCAAAACCTTACTCAAAGAAACGATTGAGTATGATGTGAATGGTAATGTAATTTGTTACCCTGCGATTGTTGAAACAACTAATTATGAGTTGTTAAAACTATTAAAGTTTAACCGAAAAGTATCACCTTCTCATGTCCAAAAAATGGCTTCAAGCGTTACACAATTAGGTGCAGTTCTTCGTGATGTGGTTGTTGTTAAAATCGGTATGTCTTACAATGTGGCTGATGGACAACATTTAACCACCGCCTTAAAGGGTGTTGAATTACCTATTCGTTGCAAACTTATTGAGGTGAAAGACGAAAAGGAAGCGTTGATTGTTGTAACGAAATTAAATAGCAGTTCTCGTAATTGGGGTATATCCGACTTTATTTGTGGTTGGTCGGATTTCAACAAAGATGTAAAAGTTATTAGTCAATTAACGGAGGATTTCTCTCTCACCCACACAACGATTGCCGCTTTGCTCACAAATTCAACCACCGCTTTGGCAAAGAAGCAAATCATAAACGGGAGTTTCAAAGTTGTTGATATGCAAGAAGCAATTAAGCGTATCAATGCGATTGATTTCTTCTACAATGCAACGGGGTTTGTTCGCAGTCAATATGCGACAACGGGGTTGATTAACTTTATGGGTAACTTGGGAGTTGAGAAATACTACAAGAGCCAAAACAAGTTTATTGAATGTATTAAAAGGGGTATGAAGAAACGCGACTTTAACGGAAAAACCTATGGTCGCAAAGAAGATTACCTTGAATTTTTCAACGCTTGTTGGAATAACTAAAAGTATGAACAAGATAAGGGGGCGAAAGTCCCCTTTTTCTTTTTAACTTGATTGCCAGAGAAAAGAAAAGTATTTCAAATTATTTTTTGTGAATACTTGCAAGTTAAATTTATTACACTTACATTTGCACTATCAAAAACGAAACAATATGAAATTAGTAATCAACAATGTAGAGTTCCCCTTTGACTTGGGGTGTCGTGTTCTAAAACTGAAACACAAAGAGGATTGTCCAATGGAACAACTTGAAGATTTTTGGAACGATATTGTTCCCTTGTCTTTCAATGAGATTGCACGATT